TGTACTTCAACCAACTGGACAACGCAGGGCCAATGGCGGGGTCTACCCAAACTAACGGAACCGATGTAGTATCGGGATTGAGTTTTTTCCCTACGTCTGGCACAGCCCCCAGCCTGCCAACAGACGCTGAATTTGCCAATCTGCGGATCGGGGACGTTTACAGAGACACCCAGAACGGGGTGATGAGCAACAACCAAACGCTTAAAATAAAGACTGCACTATGAGCCTACACCAACTTGCCAACCACATGTCTGCCCGAGGCAGAGGCCCGGACTCGACCCTCGTGCACATGTCCCCCCGCGAGGTGGAGGGGCTACAAAAACTGGCTGTGGCGCACGGTACATCCCTAACGATCAACCCCGACACAGGTTTGCCAGAAGCGTTTAGCCTAAAAGACTTGCTGCCCACCCTTGCGGGAGCCGCGCTTAATTATTTTGCTCCCGGCGTTGGCACAGCCGTTGGGGGTGTATTAGGTCTAAGCGGTGCTGCTGGAACAGGTCTTGCTGTTGGGGCTGCTACTGCGGCTATTTCTGGAGATTTAGGAAAAGGCTTGCAAGCTGGTCTTGGTGCTTATGGTGGTGCGGGTATCACAGACACTCTTGTTGGAATGGGTGCTGGACAACTTGGCGCTCAAGCAATGGAAGAAGGAGTAGGGCAGAAACTGTCCGATCAAGCTCTTCAGGATAGTGTAGCTAACCGCATGGCATCAGCAACGATGTCAGACAAACTTGGGGCAGGTTTGTCTTTTGCGGGTAGCAATCCCATGACAGCTTTAAAAACAGGTGCTAAATATTTGGCAGCAGCAGCATCCCCAGCTATTTTTGCGGGGGACGTAGGTAACACAGTTCCAACAGTCACGCCAAGACGGCCTTCAACGCCAATTTCAAACGAAAAGTTTGATCCGCGCTCACAAACATTTGAGCGTAATCAGCCTAGATCAAACGATGGGTACGACCCAATTTCACAACTGTACAGCCGTTCTGCCGCAAAAGGTGGGTTGATGAGTTTGGCTCACGGTGGGGCAGTTCACTATGAGGGGGGTGGGCCAGTGGGAGCAGCGGCGGCCCCTTTTGATGAGGATGCATGGCTTAGAAATTACATAGCAACAAACTATCCTCAACCAGCAGCCCCTGTAGTAACCAATACAAATGCAGGGTCAGGGTTTGCTGCAACACCAGCAGCACCCGTAGCAGAAACAGCACCGTTAGCTGCAGCACAAGTATCGCCCCAAGCAGGAGCAGGTATAGCGGCGCTATCTAATGCACAAGCAGCACCGGCAACACCCGTAGCAGAAACAGCACCAGCACCTGTAGCACAAGTATTGCCACAAGCACCACAATACTCTCCACCTGACTTTTTTGATACTGGAAAAGACATACAAGATGTTAGAAGAACATTTGCAGAACAGCTTGCTAAAGATAATACAAACAATGCCGCTTTAGTAGCGGCTCAAGGTCTGTACGGGTCTGTTCTAGATCGTAAAGCAGAAAGTCCTGAAGTTTTACAAAACTGGGCTACTAAATTTGGCGCTACCATTGATGACAGTGAGAGGGATATTTTTAGAGCCGCTGCTGTACCTGAAACTTCTACTCGCGCCAATCAACAGAACTACATACCAATTTCTGGCCTTAACGCGCTGTATCAATCAGAACTAGGTCGTCCCGGCACAGCAGACCCAGAGGGCATGGCTTTTTGGCAAAAAACTTTTGGTGATTACATTGACCCAACAGAACTGGCTGGGTTTAAAGAACACGCTGCCAGAGAGCGCGCAGCAAGACCCGTTGTAGTTAACCCCGTAGTACAAAACCCCGCAGTAGTTACAGACCTAACAACAGCAGGTACACAGTACATAGCACCCGGTGTTGGCGGTAGCACAGGTGCTGGTCAAGTAGGCGGTGGGACAACTATCAACCCCAACGGGACAATCACAACGTCCCCACGCATTCCCGGTATTCCTGTTGGTGGTTTCACGGGTATGACAGGTGTGCGAGATACATACGAGGCAGGCGGTGGTAACCTTGGATACACCCCTAAATTTGTGCCAACAACAACCGCCGAGTTTGATGCCAAGTATTCAAATACTGGTTACAGCAAAAAAATGTATGACTACTTGAGGGGCAAGGGGCCGAAGCCAACCAAGATGACGGACGTAGATGAAACGGGCAAAGAGACGTACCGCGAGATCATGCGCCCGTACAAAGAAGCCGTACTAGGGCTTCCCGTCAACACAAACACAAAGCTTAATTGGAATAAAGAAACCGGCAAGTATGACCGCAATCTAGATTATATGCGGCAGAAAACCATAACAGACCCGACTACAAAAGAAAAGTCAACTATTAACTACATGTCGATTAACCAAGCTAAAGCCGCACTAGCAAAAACACCCTTAGAGGGTAATGCTTTGGCTAATTGGTCTATTACAAACTTTGTAGATCCTGATACTTTGGCCGAGGCCACGGGTATGACCAAAAATCAAATTACTACACTGTTGGCAAACGCAAAAGCTGACAAAGCATTTGGTAAAGCAGAAGGTGGTTTAATGGCTCTTGCCAACGGTGGTCTTGCAGGCGTTGGGTATGCAAGTGGTGGGTTGCCAGACAAAGAATTTACGGATAACACCACGGGTATTAAATATTATTTTGACTTCCCTAATGGCATATATCGTTCTGAAACAACCGTAAAAGATGGTGTTACTTACAGGTGGAACCCGTTAACTAACAAATATGAAACCGGTTCAGCTAGTGGTTCTGGCATAGCAGGCTTGATGGATATGTCAGGTGGCAGCAATGCTGGGGATGCGCGTGGGCCGGGAACTGAGTCTGGCCCCGGTGGAGGATACGGCATTCCCGGAGCAACTATGGTTGGCGGTATTAGTGGCCCGACCACAGGGCTTGCATCTGGAGCAAACTCTTTAGCTGCAACCTTGGGAAATATGAGTGGTGGCAAAGGTTTACTGGGAGCAATATCAGACACTCTTGCTAGAAATATAGACCCTAACTTTAGCCATGAAGGACGATTAGGCCGAGGTAGTAGCGCAGATCAAGCAGCGATAGCAGAAGCAGCACAAGCAGCACGAGCAGCCATAGCGGATGATAGAGAAGCTAGAGACCTAAACAACGCACTTAACACCCCTAATTCTGCTGAAATAAAAGCAAGAGATTCTTATGAAGCCCGTTTTGGTGCTTCAGATCGAGCAGACGCAGCAGCAACAGCCGCACAAAACGGGCAACCCGGAGGCGGGGATATTGCTGAAGGTGATCGAGGCGATATTGGTAGTGGTAGTGGTTACATGGCTTCTGGTGGCATGGCAGGCTACGCCCAAGGTGGTCTAGGCTCCCTCGGTGGCTACTCAGACGGTGGCAGGCTCCTGCGCGGCCCCGGTGATGGTGTGTCAGACAGCATCCCAGCAAGCATTGGAGATCGTCAACCCGCTCGACTCGCAGATGGTGAGTTTGTTGTACCTGCCCGGATTGTGTCTGAGCTTGGCAACGGCTCCACCGAAGCTGGTGCACGGGCACTGTACAAAATGATGGATCGTATACAAGCCAACCGCCGTAAAACTACCGGCAAAAACAGTGTGGCTGTGGATTCCAAAGCACACAAATATCTTCCCGCATAAGGACGCATCATGCCAGATCCAACCTCAACAACAATACAACAAAACCAGTACGGCTTTGCGCCAGAGCTAGAGGAATATGCCAACCAGATGTTGGGGGATGCCTCCAACCTAACTGATCTGGAAAACAACCCCTTCATGACGTACATGGGGGATCGGGTAGCGCAGTTCAGTCCCTTGCAACAGTTGTCCTATGACAACGCTGCTCTTATGCAGGGTTCTGGGCAACTGAAAGATGCCACAGCAACGGCAGGGTTGGCATCACTAGGTGCTTTAAACACCGGGTACACCTACAACCCGTTCACTACGCAATCCTTTACCAGTGGTTCAGGCCCAACGTATAACGCACAAACAGGGGCGATGACACCCGGTACGGGTGCTGCTGGGCAGTACATGACCCCGTACCAGCAGAATGTAACGGACATTCAACTGCGTGAAGCGCAGCGGCAAGCTGACATTGCATCAACTGGGCGACAAGCTGATCAAGTAAGCAAGGGCGCTTTTGGCGGTTCTCGATCAGCCATCATGGATGCAGAAGCTGCTCGTAATCTTGCGTTGCAAAAAGGCGACATCCAAGCACAGGGGTTAAACACTGCCTACTCACAAGGTCAGCAACAGTTCAATGCGGAACAGCAAGCCCGTCAGAACGCAGCGCAACTAAACGCGCAGCAAGGACAGTACGGCGCTGGACTTGGCCTACAAGGACTTCAGACGGCTTTGACCGGGGCAACCACACTGGGCAATCTAGGCAACACGCAGTACAACCAGAATATGGGCATCAACCAGATGCAGAACCAACTGGGCGCTCAACAGCAGCAACAGCAGCAGACTGATTTAAACAATCAGTACCAAGATTTTCAAAGCTCCCAGAACTATCCGTACAAACAAATTGGGTTTATGTCCGACATCTTGCGTGGAGCACCAACCACCAATGCTGGTAGCACAATGTACAACTACCAAGCCCCTCCTAGCATGTTGAGCCAGATAGGCGGTTTGGGAGCTACTGCACTGGGAGCGTTCGGTGCTTTTGGCGGCAAAGCAAACGGTGGTATGGTTGGAAGTTATGCCAAAGGTGGTTTGGTAAAATCAAAACCACAAGGTCTTGTTGCGTTGGCTATCCACAGCATGGCATAAGGAATCAAAATGTTTGATGATCGAATTGGTAACCTGCAAAAGATGCTGGCTAGGATGGGGCCAGAAGGCAGGCAGAGATACGCCGCAGAACATTCAGATGATCCTATTGCGGTGTCAATGGCGTTGTTTGTAAACAACATTGCCAAAGAAATTACACAAGGCAAACGGGGTGAGCCTGAGATGCAGGCCCCGGTAGTTCAGCAGGCTATTCAAGCCATGAACCAGCCAAGGATGCCACAGGGTATGCCGCCACAAGGTATGCCCCTACAGGGGCAGCCACAAGCACCGCAGCAGCAAGCACCGCAAGGTATGCCACCCCAAATGGCAGCAAACGGTGGCTACATGGACTCTCAACTGCCCGAAGAAATGGGCATAGGCGCTTTACCCGAACGCAGCCTGTCTAACATGGCTGATGGTGGGATCGTTGGGTTTGCTAAAGGCGGAGATTCTGGGCCGGGAACAACAGCAGACTATCGTAGATACGCGCTTACACAAGCAGCAAAAATGGGGCTTGATCCACAGTTTGTGGACAGCATTTTTTCGCACGAGTCTAGAACCAAAGCGTACCCCACTGGGTATGATCCTAATGCCGCTTCAGGAAGTGGTTCTGTTGGTATTGGGCAGTTAATATCAGCAACGGGCAAAGCCTACGGGGTAGCACCAGAAGAACGCACAAACCCTATCAAAAATATAGACGCATCGTTGCGGTTTATGAAAGATTTACAGAAAAAATATAATAATGATCCTCGTTTAATGGCGGTAGCGTACAACCAAGGAGAAACGGTATTAAATAACCACCTAAAGAAAAATGACGGTGTGTTAGTTCCCGATAATTTAAGAAAAGAGATAGCTGAAAGTCTAACCAAAAAAGGCAACCTTACACCAGAACAAGTAGCACAACGGGCCGTTGAACCTGTAAACTACCTCAAACGAACCGTAGATAAACCCAAAGACACAACCAATCCTTTTGGCGGTACAACAGCAGACAAAATAAGAAAAACTCTGCTTCCTCCAATAGATATCAAACCAATTTCTGAAGTGCCTCGGGGTATTGTTCAAGGTTTGGCTTCACAAATTGCTGGTCTTGCTGGGAATGTTGCTGGCGCAGTTATGCCGGGGAAAGAAGGGCAAGGTGCCGATTATGCAAAACGCGCTGAACAATATGTAGGCAATATAGCAGGCGGTTCCAGCCCAACTTCAGAAGCAAGTAAGGGAATACTAGATGCTCTTGGGTATTTGCCAAATAAATTCTCAGAATATGTATCAAAACCCGTTGGAGAAGCAATAGACAAGGCTACAGGTTCAGTCACTGCTGGAGATATAGCAACAAGAATTTCAGATTTTTTGCCAGCGCTTATACCTGTTGGTCGCAAAGGAAAAACACCATTAAAAACCGCAGAAGCAGCACCTGTACCCGCACCAGCACCAGCACCAGCACCAACACCAGCGGCAGCACCACCAAAAGCCGCACCAACGCCTGCACCCGCACCCGCACCTGCACCTGCACCCGCACCCGCACCCGCTCCAGCGGCAGCACCCGCTCCAGCGGCAGCACCAAAAACAATTGTTCCTACACCTCCACCTGTCGTTACCGGTGGTATACCCACCCTACTTCCTGAAGCAGCAAAACTTAAAGCAGAAGCCGTTGCTAGAGCAGACTTTAGAGCGGCAGAAAGAGCGAAGGCAACCGCAGAAAAACCCGTTGTAGTAGCAGAAAAACCAGTTGTAGTTGAACCTGCAGCAGTAGCAGCCGCAGAAGCAGCAAAAGCGGCAGAAGCAGCAAAAGCAGCAGAAGCGGCAAAAGCAGATGCACAGGTAGCCGCAGGATCTATGGCAGCGTTACAAGAACGACCAGCACCATTAAAATTTCCTACTCCTTCACTTGTAGGTGCGGGGGCAGTGGGAGCAGGTGCAGCAGGTGCAGCAGCAACTGAAGGGGCTAGTAGCGCACCAGAACCTACGGCATCTTGGGACAAACAAATCACAGACCGTGATTTTGCGGATGTTCCAAACCCAGTTAAAAAAGAAGCTGTGGCAGAGGCTACCAAAGCAATCATGGCAAGCCCAGAACCAGATCGCCTAAAAGGGTTTGGTTACGAAGACCTGATGATGTTTGGCCTGCAACTGATGGCAGGCAAGTCGCAGTATGCGCTACAGAATGTGGGCGAAGCGGGTGTTGCTGCCCTAGCTTCTAAACAAGCAAGGGCAAAAGCCGCAGCCGATGAGAAAAAAGAAGCGGCAATGGCTAAGTACTACGAGAAATATGGCAACTACCTTGAGTCAGAGGCTGGCCGTAAGGCTGAAGACGACAAGCCACTGGCTCAGTTTCGTAAAGAACTTGCAACAGAGTTTTTAAAACTTGAAGCCAATCAAATGCTCAGTCTCGACCCCGTCAAGATGGCTGCAGCAAAACGGCAAGCTCGAGCAGAATTGCTTAATAGTTACCCAGAGCTTATGGGTACAATGGGCGGTGCTGGTGGCAAAACTGGCAATCCACTGGTGGATAAATATTTACAATAGGTGCAGTTTATGGAACTTGAGCAAGTCCTCACAGCGTTGCGCAATGCAGATGCAGCGGGTAATGTAGAGGATGCGAGACAGTTAGCCAGAATTGCACAGCAGCTAATGGCTGCACAACCCCCCGAGGAAGCCCCCAAACCAAAAACTGGGATTGGCGCTGCTATAGGCAAAGGCGTTGAGTCCCTCATCTCCAGCGGACGCACAGCCCTTGGTGCTGCTACCGGGGATGCCGAAGCGGCAGCACGCGCAGGACTTGAGCGCGGCGAGGCGATGGGCAAGAAGTACGCTGATCAAGTCAGCTTGCAGAAAGTCAAAGACGCATACAACAAAGACGGCGTGCTGTCTGCGGCAGGCGAAGCGTTAAGTCAAATCCCAGCGGCACTTGCAGAACAAGCACCTAACCTAGCTGCAATGGCAGGTAGTGCGCGACTCGGGGCGACAGCGGGTAGTGTTCTTGGCCCTGTTGGGGCAACCGTTGGCGGCATTGGCGGGGCGCTGCTACCGTCTCTGATACAGCAGTTCAGCGGGAATGTTGAGCGGCAAGCGCAAGAAGGCGTTCCCGTAAATGCAGGGCGTGCCCTAGCCGCCGCCGTTCCTCAAGCTGGTTTGGACGTAGCAGGTTCGCTAATCCCGTTTGGTGGCAGGCTGGTGCAGAAGTTGACCGGCATCCCTATGGGAGCGCTGCTGGGTCGCAGTGCCGAGGGTGCAGCCAAGCTGGCTGATGAGCGGTTGCTGACGGTGCTTGCCAAAGGCGTGGGCGTTGGTGCGCTGGCCGAGATTCCCACGGAAATCACCCAGCAGATGCTGGAGCGTGCACAGGCGGGGCTGTCGCTCTCAAGTCCTGATGCGCTCAGAGAGTACGGCGAGACTGCGTATCAGGTAGGGCTGTTGGCTCCACTTGGTGCAGTGGGCCGGTTGTCAGAGCGTGGCGGTGCACGAGCACAGGTTGAGCAGAAAGCACAAGAAGAAGCCACCAAGGCTGCTGAAGTTCAGCAACAGCAAGCCGCTGTTGCAGCGCAGCAAAAGGCGACAGACGATGCTGATCCCAACTACGCAGAAAAGTTGCGGAAGGACTACGTTGCTGCCAACGTCGAGATGCAGCGGCTCAATGATGCAGTCAGGGCGCTCAGTGCCGCGAAAGACCCGCTGTCCGTAGCAGACGCCAAGGATGCGCGTGTAGCCCGGGATGCGTACGCCAAAGAAACCATGCAGCCGCTGGTGAACGAGATTCGCCGTGTACGCCAGCTACACCCCGGGGTTGACTTCCGTCCCCCCGCTGCCGTTGCGCCTGCCGTTGCGGCTGCTGAGCCTACCGTTGCGCCTGTTGAACCTATGGCGGTTCAGCCTGCGGTTGCTGAGCCTGTGGTCACCACTACGCCAATGCCCGAGGCAACGACTGCGCCCCTACCTAAAGCCCAAACTGTTGAAGGCACGGTGTCTGCGCCAGTGGATGAGGTTACTCCCCCAGTTCCCGCAGTTCCCCCAGAGGTTGCCGAGACCGAAGTTGAGCCGGTCAAAAAGCCACGTGCCAAGAAAGCCGTTGCAGAAGCTCCGGTAGTTAAAGCTCCGGTAGTTAAAGCTCCGGTAGTTGAAGCTCCGGTAGTTGAAGCTCCGGTAGTTGAAGATACCACGGTCGAACCAACGGAACCCAAAACGCTTGAGCAGGCATTTGCCACAACGCAAAAGCCCAAAGAAATCCCGGTGGGAAGCCAGTACATGATCCCCGGTGCAGCGCAGCTTAACCGAACACGTGCAGTGCAGACGCAAGAGCTAACGCAAGAAATTCGGACAGAACTGACGCAGCTTAGCAAAAATCTTACTGTAGCGCGACAAGAGGGGCGTAAGGGGGATGCGCTAGAAATTATTGCTCGGATGCGCTACCTGCAAGACCAAGGGCGTGCAGCCAGCGTTCGTCCTGTTTGGGAGGGCGCAGCGGGTACGAAGGAAAGTGAAACGATAGAAAAACAACCGGCAGAGCGGACATCTCCCCGAGCACTGCAGCAAGACATTGAACGTGCACAGGCGTTGCCAAATCTGTCGGACACCAACGCCAAGTTACTGGACAAACTGCAACAGAATCTGCCAGCGCTGCTTCAATACAAAGCGCCTACAACGGGGCGAATCCCCGGCTTGGAAACCGTCCCTGCCGTGCCAGAAGCTGCGCGTGGCGCAGGCGATACGAGGGTGCGGATTGTTGACTTTCTTGACAGCCTGAGACAGGGCCTACCCGCTGAGACAGAAGCGCGTAACCTGCAGCAGCAACTTGCTCAGATCGAACGCCAAGCACAGCAAGAAGTTTCCCCCCGTGAGTTGCAAGGCATGCTGGCAAAAGTCAGTAAGCCAAAAAGTTCAGCAACTGCAACTCGTGATGTGTATGCAGCACCACTAGCAGAAAGAACGCAAGCTTCTTATAGAAAATTTAAAGCGCCAGAAAAAGCTGCGCTTGATAACACCGCAGAACTTTCTCGAAATGAGCGAGGACTGCTACGGCTTGTCGGAGAAAACCAAGCCGCCATCATGGCCGATCCAGCAGCGCGGATGACCGTAGCTCGGTGGCTGTCGTCAGATGTTGGGCAGGGTATTGGAGATGCAACTCAGGATTTGCGGAAGTATTTTGGCGTTGCTGAAAAGGCGGCTCCAGCAGCACAAGAGGACATGTTCCCGGCGGAGCGCGAGCAAGAGGTTCGACGCGAAGAGACGCGAGGTATGTACGAGGACTTGTTTAGCGAGCAGAAACCCACTGTGGCCGAAACCCGCGCTGAGAAACAAAAAGAATCCAGTAAAGAACGCAAGCTGACCGGCGACCTAAGTGCGTTGCCTGGAAAACAAATTTCTTTTGAGCGCCGCCGCGCTATGCTGGCTGCTATTGACGAAGCTCCGCTTAAGCGGCAGGCGTTTGAAGACGCAATCAATGATGCTAACCTGTCACAGGAAGAGCGGGATGTTGCACGGACGCAGCTTACCACGTACCTTGTAAAACTTCGTAAGAGGGCGGAGAACAAGGATGCAAGCTACGCAACAGCGTACCGCCTTCGCGGTGAAGAGTCTCAAAAAACTCAAGACTTGAAAAAGAAATTGGAAGCCCCGGGGCTTACGGACGCCAAGCGCAAGGGGTTGCAAACCCGTTTCCGCAAAGCACAAGACCAACTCAACAAACGCGACGAACAGCTTGCACGCTTGCGCGGCGTAGAGATTGAAGCCGTTGAAACACCCGAGCAGCGGTCGCAAACGCTTGATACGTTATTCCGCGAGACTTACGGGCAGGCGGTTTCTGAAGAGCAACAAGTTGAGCTAAATAAAACCAAAGGTCGGGCGTTGGGGGCCGTGGCACGTAAAGAGGTTTTCCCCGCCACAGTGTTTTACTCAGGCGAAGAAGGTGGCGTTAAAGAAACTGAGAAGCGCACGTATACAAGACCGGATATGCGGTTAACTGAAACGCGCGGGGTCAAACAACGGGATGTACAGATCAGCAAAGCTGAGATGGAATCTTCTAATAAGTTACAGCAACAAAAAAAAGAAGCATTTGACGCACGTGCACAAGAACAGCAGCTTTTTGAAATTGCTCAAAAGAAAGTTGAGGATTTGAGCGCTAAGCTAACAAATATCAAAGAGCGTGTTGCTGCAGTTGGAAGGTTAGACCCCAGAACTCGAAAACAAACGCTTGTTGATAGTCTGAATGTGGAGCAGACGCGTATCACAGCCGAATTATCTGCAGCCAAAACCGATGCCGCGCAGGCTGCACCCAAGACCGGGACAATTAGTCAGAAATCTGAGGGTGAGATATACGGCGGTGAATTTGAAGGAAAGATGCGCGGTACTTCCGGGCCGAATGACACGCCGCTGTCTGCAAAGAATGTAGATCTGCTGGGCGGCAATAAGCTGGCAGCGGTACTTACCAACATCTCAGAGAAAAGCAGCAACCATGTTGCACGCCGCATAGCGGGTAAATTAGCCGCCGTTGTTGAAGTCAATGGTGTCAACGTCAAGCTGGTGGAAGTGACGGCGCAAGACAGCCCTGACGCTCCCGGGAGTACGTCTAGAGATGGCAACCGGGTTCGCATCAACGAGAACACCGGCCTGTCTGAAGAGACCGTGGTGCATGAGGCAGCGCACGCAGCCACCATGTTTGAGTTGGACAAGGCGGACGACAAACTTACTCCAAATCAACGCAAAGCCAAAGATGAGTTGAACCGCATGCGCGACAGCGTTTTGGCCGATAAAGATTTTGACAACAAGGTTATAAAAGACGGCGACATCCACGAGTTTGTAGCCGAGGGTTTGGCAAGTCGGGCGGTGCAAACGTACATGCGCGGCAAGCAGTGGGAGGGCCGCAGTCTGTGGCAACGGTTTAAAGATGGGCTACTGCGTTTGATAGGTGTTAACACACCCGCCAAAGGCCCCATGCTAGACCGTTTCTTGGACTTGGCTGAGAATTTCATAGCAGCAAAAGCAGAGAACGCACCTTCGGTAGAGAAAACAAAACTCAGGTCAGTCGGCTCCTTGCTGTCCCCCAAAGACGTAAAGTATGCCAACCCGGGACTTGCTGCCGCAGGAGTCATCGGCGACACATTCATTGCCAAGGAGCGCGGTGTCATTGACAGGGTTCGCGCAGCATCGGGTGGTTGGCTGGGTGCGGAAACGCAGTTTGTAGATCGGTTTGCGCCACTGGAGCGGGTGTCCAAGGGAATGGAAGCGCTCAAGGGTTCGCAGATGATGTACTACCTGCGGATGTACGACCAGCGGATGAACTTCACCGCGCAGTCTGTTGCCAATGGGGCGATTCAGCGGGTTGCCAAACAACGCAAAGACGGGCGCACCGAGTACGTTGTTGAGAGCGTTGACGGAGCCAATATCCAGCAGGTTGTGGACATCCTGAAGAAGGCTCCCGCTGGCAGTCCAGACGCAGCCAACCGCTTGTTCACAATGTATCTGGCTGGCATCCGTGCCAAGAACAAGGGGTTCCAAACACTGCACTTTGGTGATGCATTGACAGAGGCGCAGCTTGACAGCGCTATGGCAAACATCCGCGCTACGCCCGGGCTGGAAGAGAATTTCAAGCAAGCCCGTGATGTGTACAACGAATACAACCGCAACATGGTCGGTTTTCTTGAACAGTCGGGGGCTATATCAAAAGCACACGCAGCGCGGCTAACCAAAGAGAACGACTACATCCCCTTCTACCGGGAACAGAACGGCGTAGCGCTGCTTACCATCGGCGGTGAGACCCCCATCCGGGTTGGTAGCATTGCTGAGCAGCCCTATTTGCACGAGTTGGTTGGCGGTGACCGTCCGATTCTGGATTTCCTGACAAGCTCGGTGCAGAACACGGCCTTGATTACGGACATGGGCCTGCGCAATCTGGCGACTAAGAACTCCATGAACGAGCTTGAGGACATGGGGTTAGCGCAGATTCGGCGAGGGCCGGGTACGGCAGACCCAAAAGTTGTTCGGTTCAAAATAGATGGGGATGACTACCACGCCATCGTGGACACCGACAAGGCTGGCGTTCCTGCTGATCTTTTGGTCAAAGGCATGCAGGGCATTCCAACACAATTCAATGTGCTTGTCCGGGCGTTGGGGTTCCCCGCTACGTTGCTGCGCAGGGCGGTCACGCTGAGCCCCACGTATGCGGCACGCCAGTTGTTCCGAGACTCATTGGCCGCTTCGCTTTTGTCTGGTGCGGATTTTGTTCCCGTGCTTGGTGCATTGAAAGAAATTAACATATTCGGCAAGCCTTCTGCTGCCAAATCAACGCTGGAGAAACGTGGCATTACAGGGGGGCAAATCTTTGCCGGTGGCAGCAGCAGCGAGGCCATGACCAAGATACTGAACGACATGATGTCAGGCAAAGGCAACTTGGGGCAACTCATATCCAAGGCCGAAGCGCTCAACATGGAGGCTGATGCTGCCACCCGCCGCGCACAGTACAACAGCTACATCAAGCAAGGGCTGTCGGAGATGGAGGCCACGTTGATGTCCTTGGAGTCAATGAACTTTAACAAGCGTGGTGCATCCCCCAGCATTCACATGGCAAATGCGCTGATTCCGTTCTTCAACTCGCAGATTCAGGGTTTGAACGTGCTGTACAAGGCGCTGACAGGCAAGCTGCCATTCGACAAACGGCTGAAGATTCAGGAGAAGTTGATCACTAACGGTGCGCTTATGTTTGGTGCGTCCTTGGCGTACGCTGCCATGATGCAGGATGACGAGGCTTACAAGAACGCCACGCCAGAGCAGAAGTACGGGAACTGGTTTATACGCATTCCCGGTATTGACGAGCCCATCAAGGCCCCAATTCCATTTGAGGTGGGCTACTTGTTCAAGGCGTTGCCCGAAGCAATATACAACTCGCTGGCAAATGAGAACGGAGCAGAAGAGGCGTTCAAGGCGCTCAACGCTATCATTTTGCAGACGCTTCCGGGCGGGACGAGTATGGCGACTGTGCAGTACAAAGGCGTCAACATACCAATCACACCGCCTATCCCACAAGCGCTCAAGCCCGGGATTGAAGCGGCACTTGGCAAGTCGTTCTACACCCGGCAAGACATTCTTTCTAGGCGTGAGCAGGCGGTGCTTCCTGAACAGCAGTTCCGCGAGAGCAGCAGCGAGATCAGCAAGATGATGGGCTCCGGGCTCGGGCTGTCCCCAATCAAGATTGAGGCGCTGGTAAGCGGCTACACCGGCACGATGGGTCTGGCACTCATGCAGGTGCTCAGTATGGGTGTGCCTACCGGGGAGTCGCCAGAGAAGACCACGAAGCGCCTGTCGGATATGCCGGTGATCGGCAGTTCGTTCCAGCCCAACGATGCTGGCGGCATCATCAACGCTGTGTATGAGCGCATGAACGATGTCAAGAAAGTCAAGACCACCGTAGACCGCATGCTGTCTGAGGGGCGTGTTGCGGAAGCCAAGGAATTGGTAAGCCAGCGTAGCGAAGAGTTTGCGCAGGCTGGTGTGGCGGACTACTTCACATCGAACATGCAGCAGATCACCAAGTACGAGAACGCCATCCGGGCATCGAACCTGACCGGCGATGAGAAGCAGGCCAAGCTGGCCGAGATGCGCCAGCTAAAGATTCGCCTTGCGGAGACGGTGCGCCAAGCAACAGACGCAGCTAAGAACGTCGATAAAACCACACGCCCGTAAACCCATTGCGGATGCCCGTAACACCACGGGCATCCAGCATGCGGAGGGAGAGCGCTTTCTTTAACCCCTCCTCCCTTACCGCCTCAATATCAAGGCAGGGGATGAAAAACCCCTGCCCCCGTTCAATCAGTCGCCACGGATAGCGAATCACCAATGGCATCATCGACCTCCCCTATTCGGCGGCTTATCTTCATCACGTTAACCCGCATCTGTGGCCCCTTGGTGCGTGCCATCATGTCCTTCTTTATAAACTCCACCCGGCACATGCCCGACAACTGGCGTTTGAATTCGGCATACCCAAAGCTCATGGATGAGCAGTACGCCTTGAGCAGTTGCTCTTCAATGAAGTAGTCGATGTACCCCTCGGTGACGCCGTGTTCGATGCGCCCTGCCACGTTAGATCGGGTGAGTTCGCGCCAGTTGATCTTCTGGTCATCCTCCAATCCAAGCGTTGCCATGTAGCCCCCGACCACCTCGTGGATCACGATGAAGTTGCCGTATGACTCGCGGGTGTAGGCGTTCAGCACATCCTCTGCGGTCTTTGCGCTGTGCTTCATGTTTGCCCTCATGCCTTCTACAACGGTCTTGAGGTGGGCGATGATGTGGGCCATAGGCAAGTCGATGATGTTCGCGTGCTTGCTGCCCATGACAAGCCCAGCGGTTACCAGCGCACCGACACCTGCCATCCAGAAGCGCTCATCGTTGGTGGCTTTGAATTCCACGTACATGCGTCTGACGCTGCCAGACACCAGTTCCGGGAAGGCATCAAAGTTTTTAGCCAAGTAGTCAGACAGCACGTAGCCAGCCACGCCGTAGTTCTCTTGCAGAGACTTGATGACCTCGATCTCATGCGGTTCCCATTTCAGTTTCTCGTTCTGCACAAACTCCAGCAGCCGCCGCAGTTCTCCCTCAGAGGCATGTTTGCGTCCACCTGTCAGGTAGTCCACGGCGTTGGTGTTGGAGGACATCAAGCAGGTTGTCATCCATGTGGACAGGTTCAAACGCTCCTTGTTGGCCCCGGACTCCATACGCTCCTTGCCGCGCCCCTCAGTCATATCCAACAGAAACGCTGGGAACCATTCGAAGTCTGCCCGGTTCTTGCTGGTGATCTCATCCGTGATGAGCGGTAGGCTGTTGAGCAGACCTAGACGCTGCTGCATGGCAACTGGAGAAGTGCCCTTGCCTGTGCGGTAGTGGGTGGGGTGGCCCCAGATGGATGCTGCCGCTTCCAGCGCCAGTGACTTGCCTGTGCCTGAGTCTGTGGAAGCACAGTGGTACGTCAGCCCGTAGATGCCTGTGAAGCGCATGAAGGGGGCGCTGGCTCCTGCCAGCATGATGGCGAGGTGCGAGTACATCCTGCGGTTGATGAGCATCTGTATGAACTTGCGCCAGTTGTCCAGTGTGCCTTTGGGTTCGGTGTTGACCGTCAGATTCTCCAGCCCCGGCATGGGCACACAGACAGGCGCTGCGTCCTTGGTAAAAATACGGCCAGCAAACACATACGAGTTGTCTGGTTGCCATCCGTAGCTGTCGGGTACTTTGACCGCTACCTTGGTGGTGCTGGATTGCTCTACGCAGGCGCGAACGTAATCCGCAAGGTTCTTGTCGTTGTTTGCTCCAAACGAGGAGATTATGTTTTGTTGGGCTAGTGATTTCACAGTTTCATCCTTACTTACAATCGCCTTCATGGGCATGGTTACATCGGTAGCGGCTTCGGGACGAAGCGCCATTAAGTGCACCGTATGTTCAGCGTTGTGGTTGAGTATGTCTACCACGAACATGTCGTACGGCAATATCATTATTTGCTTCTTTGATTTAACACCATCTGCGTCCTCCACAATACGTTCACAAAAAACACCACCACGAGCGCCGTAGCTGTAGCCCCGAGGTGGTTTGGGGCGGGTTACTTTGACCGGGGCGTCTTCCACAACGGTGCTGGCGGCTACCGTTTTAATCTCAATCTCACGCTCGGTGTTGTCCGTCATCACCTCACGCCCCAGTGCCAGTGGATTGGTAAGCCGCCCCCAATGCTCACACTGGGGACAGACACCGGGGTTCTCAGAGTCGAACTTGGTGCATGGGTACGGGCCTTTGATCTGCCGCAGTTTGTCATGCATGCGGTCAGGGTCGTAGGGGTGCATGTTGCTCAACCATGTCGAGGCTTTGTCCCCGTCCACACATTTCTGGGTGAGCGACAACATGCCCCGCCACAACGGTTCCATGCCCTCCTCTGAAGCGTGCAGTGCGTAGTGCGCCAACTGTCCGCAGCCCCTGCCGTTCTGTGTAGCCAGCCAGATTGTTTTGAACCGTGTTGCGCTGTTCTCAAACAGTTTGATACTGGTTGGCGTCACTGATGCCGTAGGGCGCACCCCCGCCAGCCCCAGCGTGCTAGTGGGTTTGGTCTCATAAACCGATCCCAGTAGCTGCCCCCGGATGACGCTGGCAAACTGAGCAAGGACAAACACATCACCTTCCGCCACCAAGCGCACGGGGCGCGGCGTTGTGTACTTCGGTTTGAAGTTGGTGGTGTCAGGGATGCGTAGCACCCGTGCGGCATCGGCGGTCACCGTCATGTCGATGGTGAGTTGCTCCTGCTTGCAGAGGCGCTTCAGGTTCTCTGCGATTGGCTTCCACGTTGTGATGTCAACGGCATCCTTCAAGGGCCAGTAACAATGCAGCCCACCGCCAGAGTCAATGATCCACGGTACACCCAGCGCTCCCAGACCTGTCTTGGTCAGGAACCCATCAAGTGCCGTAGCTGCCGCCTTCTTGGATGTGTAGTTATCCATGTCGATGAAGAACGCTTTTATCCAGCGTGCGTTATCGGCAGTGCGTCTGTCCTTGTTCCCTTTGATTTTTGCAACCGCAGGGTCGTAAGATGCCAACGCAAAGTAGACGTTTTTGTTGTCCCCCACCCAGTTGGTTACGGTGGGATACATGTCCTCCAAGTTTTGAACAAAGGTGTGCTCTCTTTTATTTGTGCTGAGTTCTGCCGCGCAATACAAGCCGTATTGTGGGGACGGTAAAACAACCGCTAGGAATTCAAGCGGGGTCATGTCTGTCCTTGTTTACAGTATTGCTTCTAGCTTGGCTTCTAACTCCTCATAGTCCATCAGCAACGATTCAAATCGTGTGATGAGTTCTGTTACCCATTCCGGGCTTAATCCCTTCGCTCCTTGCAGGTGAGCATACTTCGCCAGTTCTGCATCGGTCAGGGTTTGAGGTTGTATTCCTTGCATATTTTTCTCCATGCTTCATCTGCTGTGGATGAGGCTTGCATAATTTTTAAAAGCAGTTCCACGCGCCCACGATAGCCAACGAACACTTCAGTACCTGTGAACCAGTTATAGACTGTTTGACGGGTGACACCCAGTGCACGGGCGATCTTGGTGACGGGAAAATCGAGATGGACTGCCCACCGCCCTAGCTGGTTGCCCAGTGTTTTAGGGGTGGACGCCACGAGTCCGATAATTTTTTGTGAGTAGGCCATAGGTATTAAGTGTGGGGTACAAGTCAGGAAACGCAGTCGTGGATATGTGTGTATCAATTAACGAGGAATCTACGAACCCCGACCCACGCAGTGCGACCGCTGCTTGTACCCCAGCAGCATATTACTCGTCGTCCCAATCAGCCACAATAGAGGACAGGCTTCCCTTTTTAGCCGGGACAGCCGTTACCTTGGTTGCGGTTTTACGCACCTCGGGTTCTGCCTCCTCCTCCTCTACTGCTGCCGCTGCTGGAGCAGGCTTGGCCTTCTTCGCTTTTGGCGGTGTCGGCACAACCACCTCCTCATCCTCTTCCTCGGCAACAACGGGGGGCTTGCTAGGAGCCTTGCCTGCCAGAGTCAGCGGCTCAACTTTAACACCGTCTGCCGCCGCCACTGTGGATGCAATCGCACGCTTGGCATCAGGCGTAGCAGCCTGCTGCATGACGGTAGCATACTCGGCGTCTGTCAGCCAGCGCATGGGTTGGAAGAACAGCTTGGGGGCTTCTGCCTTGGTATCAAAGCGCATGCGGGTCACAACCGCCTCGGGGTTCACCGGGGGGTTCTGGTTCGCCAAGAACCGTGCGTAGGCTTGCAGGGGGCGCTTGTCGCCTTCATCCTTACCAAAGATGGACGTTGCTGGCAGCGTGAGTTGCAGCACATCACCATCAACAGCATCCTCCAGCACCACAGCCAGACGCTGTTGGTAGCGGCACGCACGGCTGTTGCCATTGCCAGAGCCCGCGATGTTCTGGGGGCAACCCATGCAACTGTCGGACTGCTTGTTGGGCACACCCGCATCAGGCGTTTCGCCATCTGTGGAAGAACAGTCAGGGGGCGCAATCTTGTCGCTGTCGTACGCTGATGCATAGAAAATGCGGCTGACCTTGGGGGCAGCTAGTACGATTACGATATCAAGGTGGCGCTCCTCAATGTTGGCAACCTCTTTGCCGCCAGCCATCAAACGAAACACACCACCCTTTGTACTGACGCGCTTCATGTTGTTACCTGCACCACCCGACAAGGCTCTGGCAGTTTCGGAAAGCTGCCCTGCGCGAACGTGAGCGGGGGCAGTCTTAGAGTTAAAAAGCATAATTTCCATTGAGGTTCCTGTTAAGTTGGTTTGCGTACGCTTACGTCATACTCAGACGATGAGTTGAGTCCCGGAGGTACGAGTCCGGGGTTTTCTGTCAAGAATTGCGCCATGTTGCTCTGTGCGATCCGCTTCTCCAGCAAGTCAACGGCTTCGTTCTCGATGATGAATCGTTTGAACGAGTCCCAATCCTGCGTGTTGTAGCGGGTCTTCACGGAGAGTATGACCGTGCCCTCTGCTGTTTTCACAGATGTGACGCCCAGCGCCTTCATCTGGTCTTTCATGGCGTTCTTCACGCCCTCCTGCTGTTCCTTGATGGTCTCAATTTGAGTGTCGTACTCTTTCGTCAAGACCTCCATTGCGGAACGCATCTTACGGTAGATTTTGGCAAGCCGATCAAGCGGCAGCACCTCAATCACTTCTGTTTCCATTTGCTTCTCCATGTAGTTTTGTCAAGGGTTGGACAGTGTAGTAGTTTTTTTTACATTTGCAACCCCTTTCCTGTTTTAATTTCAATGTCGAACAGCTTGGTTAGTAGGGAGTGGTCACTCACTTTTTCTCCAAGGGCTTTAAACATGCGTCTTTCTATGGGCGATCCCTGAATGTGCACCACCGTAACTTTGTCTGAGTCCTGCCCCTTGCGGTCGGCTCGGGCAATGCACTGGGTGTACTGCTCCACAGACATCAGGGGGCCGTAGAACACCACCGTGTCGGCAGCGGTCAGTGTGATGCCGTGTGCGGAAGCCGCTGGCTGCATCACCAACACCCTTGGTTCAGGCTCGTTTTGAAAGCGCCTGATGATGTCGCCCCGTTTGATGGGCGGTATGTCGCCGTGGATCATTTCAGTTGCTATGTGGTGCTTCAACAGGTGCGCGTGTATCGCTGAGATGGTGCTACGAAACAAGGCAAAGATGATGACCTTGCGCTGTGTCTCTCCTAGTATTTCCTCCAGCACAGCAAGGCGCGGGGAGGAGTCGAACTCCACCACTTCCTTTGTGTCTGTATACGCAGCCCCGCAACTGATCTGCAACAGCTTGCTCACACCCGCAGCAGCGTTCACAGCCGTGATGGTCTCCCCTGCGGCTTGCACCAGCATCTGCTCTTTGAGCATCACGTAGTACTTGTTTTGCTGTGGGGTCAGCGGCACTTCGCGCACCATTGTGATGACAGGTGGTAGGTCAAGGCACTGTGCTTTGGTGAAACGTATTGCAGGCTGCAAGGCAGCAAACACAGTCTCAGGCGCACTGGGTTTGGGAGCCCACTTGAACATCGTGACTTTGTTCATCACCTGATCCCGCCACGCTGTGTAGAACTTCGGCACGCCGTTGGGGTTAACGAACTTGGCAAGCCCGTATGCATCTACGGGAGACTGTGCAGCAGGTGTGCCCGTCATCATCCACAGGTACGTGTCCGGTGTGACAACTTTCTGCAACGACTTCCACCTTTTGGTGGTGGGCATCTTGTAGGCGTTGGCCTCATCCGCGATCACCAAATCGAACCGCCCATCGTTACGCACTTCGTCCGCAATCAGGTTCAGCCCATCGTAGTTGGTAATGACGAACTCGTAGTTCTGCTGCACCATCTCAATGCGCCGACTAGCTTGAGCATGGTGGGCGACGATGGCAGAACGATGGATGATGCTGCTGGTCATATCCGACAACCACGCGCTGTGCATGATGGACAGGGGGCACAGTATCAGACACCTTCGCACCACGCCCTGTGACATCAAGTAGTCTGCGGCCCACAGCGCACTCAAGGTCTTGCCCGTACCCGGCTCACTGAAACAAAACGCCTTGCGGTTCATGGTCAGGAACCCCGCTGTCTCAATCTGGTGCGCCATCGGTATGTAACGTCCGGGCCAGTGATAGCGCTTGGTTATGGGCGAGGGTACATCTTTGACGCCTAAGTTTCTAAGCACCTTTGCTTCTTCCAACCCCCAGTAAACTGCTACCGATGCCGACCCATCTGCGTGCTGCTCAACAACACGACTCTTGGGGATGATGCCGTATTTACCGGGGTCACGAGTTCGTAGTAGCAGCGCCTTGTTTTCTATGATTTCCATTGCTTCTCCGTGTTATTTGTTATCGCTTTGATTTGCTTTGGGGCTACGCAGTCGGGTGTTGCCCGGTGTTGACTTGCCTCCCTTGCGTATCGGTAGGATGTGGTCAATGTCTTTCCCTGTTCGATCAATGCCTTTGGCATCGTATGCTTGGCGTGCCTTCTGTCGTTCAAGAAAGTCTTTGGTCTCGCCACTTTTCTTTTGCAAAACATATGCGTGTTTGTAGTCACGCTTGCCGTTGACTTGTGTCATGTTCACACCTCTTTAAATTTGATGTTGAAAAAATAGTTTGGCGAACCGTCTATTTGCTTGGCACGGTAGCCGCTTTCAAGCATTGCTTGTACCATTGAATGGTTGGTGATGTAGCTACTCGCATATCTTTCGGCCAGATGTTTTAAGCCGTAGCTTGTGATGCGCCGGTTCAATGTTTTACGAATGTGTGCATGACTTGCGATCCATAACTTAGCGTTTTTAACTTGCTCGGGGTGTGTGTCAAGCATATTTTTCTCCTAGTGCTTGGGGTTAAATTCACAACTCTTCACTGCACACCACCCGCATAGTGGTGTTTGTTTGGGGTTCCACACGCCGCTGTCAATGCATGCGGAAATGCGTGCTGAACGCTCACGATAGCGCTGCCACTGCTCTTTGGTTTCATCGACAGACATGTTGTGCTTAACCATGTCGTTCTTAACAACAAACAGCAAGGCCGACTTAACCTGCCTGATGTGGGGGAAGTGGGCAAACACCAGCAGTGACATCAGCACAAGCTGCTCTCTGTCAGGGTATCTGTTGTTGCCCGTCTTGTAGTCCACCACCCACGCCGTCAGGTTCTCATCGTCAATGATGAGCAAGTCAGCTATGCCGCGCACCCACACATCAGGCGCGTCCCACGCACAGGTACGCAGCTTCTCTGTTAGCGCCATCTTGTGTTCCGTCAGCTTGCGTCCGGGCTTCTTGTCGAGCACATCCAGAACGTCCTTGACAAAGGCAAACCGGGATGGCAGTACCACCCCATCAGCAAGGTAGTCTTCTGCCGCTTTGTGCAAGTCCGTGCCGTATCGCGTTGCGTCTGTTTCTTGAAACTTGTATTTTTTAAGAACTTTGATTTCGTGATACCTACGGGCGCACCCCTCAAAGTCTTTGAGGGATGAGTGGCTCCATACTACCTTGGTCATTTAGAACCTCGCTGAGTTGATTGCTTTGGTTAGACGGGCAGCAAACGCACCAACAAATGTCTCGTTGCGGTACAGCTTGCTGTCCATGTCATGCAGTATGGCGTGCACCACTTCGTGCCAGAACGTGTCAGCAACTTCTTCTTGCTTAAAACTCTGGCCTGTCCTGCTGCTACGCAAGCCGACACGGATGTGCTGGCTTGGGGGATAGTCGATGTCCCCCATGTGCCCTGCTTTTGGCATCTGCTCGACAACTTCGATGGTGTACCACCGTCTACCTATCTTGATTTTCTTTGGTATCTTCAATGTGATTACCCTTTGGCTAGTCCATACCTACGGTGTGCGCCACCGTCAGCGTTCAACGGAATCCCCGGCAGATACCGTGGCTCCATAGTCATTTGCGCCAAGACCCAAGTCTTAGCTTCTTCAACCTCCGCATCCGGTACAACGGCGATCAACTCATCGTGTACTGTGCCTTTGACGGGATATCTCTTTGCTACGCGAAGCATCCCGTCTGTCATCACGCATCTCGCTACGCCCTGCGTGACGTTGTTTGTTATCTTGCCAGCGTATATCTTACTCGCATCTAAGCCGTACGTCCACTGCAACTTCCCTTCCTCGTCCTTCCCCCGCCGCAAGTTGGGGTACAGCAAGCTCATGCCATTGGGCAGCTTTATCCGTCCCTTGCTAAAGGTCAGGCACTTGTGCGTGTACACCTCACCGCTGAGTAGGCTGCGGTGTATCAAATCCCCACACAGGTTCCAAAACTTCACAACCGGCGCGGCGGTCTTGCGGTAGTTGTCAATGATTGCTTTGGCTGCAACACAATGTATCAGCAACTCAGGCTCGGTACAGATATGCGGCACTGCTTGCATCTTCTCTAGGTTGTCCTCCCACTCAACAAACTCCTCTACGGATGTCTTTGTCACGCCCAACTGCTTGGCAACCTCCTTGGTGTAGCGCACAGGTGGTGCACCAAGGAACCCAACCAGCAGTTGTGCAGCAAAGCTGGCCCACCCCAACCCGTACCCTGCACCCAACAGCGCTGACTTGGCTGACTGCCTCAAGTCAGGGTGACTCTCCTTGGTCAAGCCGGGGATGTTGAACATCTGTGCACCGAAGGCAGCATACGGATCACCCCCGGCTTCGAATATGTCCAGCAAGCCCTTGTAGTCAGCCAGCCATGCCAGCACCCGGGGCTCAATCTGAGACAGGTCACCCACCACCAACTGGTGTCCCTCCGGGGCCATGACTGACCTACGCAGGAAGCTCCCCCGCTTGAGGTTCTGCATGTTGATGGCGCTCCCCCTTGCGGCTGTCCAGCGTCCCGTTGAGGCTCCGTAGTAGGACAGTGGCACAGGCAGCGTGCCCCGTGTGCTGATCTCAAGAAAGCGCTGCGCCCGTGTGCGCTCCGTTGTGGACTTCACCTTCAGCCTAGCCTCACACAGCAGCGCCACCTCCTCGTTGTCTCCGTTGAGCATGGCTTGGAACAGCGCGTCTGTCTTAGCCAGCGCCAAGGTCTGCTCACCCGTGGTCTTGCTCGTCTTGTATGGGGTAGGCACACCAAGCGCATTCAGTACGGCGGCGAACTGTGGGTTGGATGCCAACTGAGACTCGTTGATCTTGAGCCGCAGCAGCAGTGCCTCCCGCTGCTCCTTCTCATCCAGCAGTGCGTCTGCCAGCATGTCTGGGTCAAGCACCAGCGTGGGGTCAGTGAACATCTGCATGGTCATGTCGATGAGCCTGAGTTCTTTGGTGGGGTAGTCAGCGACAAGGCGTGTGAATATCTCCTCGCACAGATACACATCGTGCTTGCAGTAGGCAGCAAGTTCAGCCTCAATCTCCGGGCTGATGTCCGCAAGCCCGTCCGTGGAATACACCGCATTGCCTTTGGGGGGAAGCCCGAAGTGTTCCGCAAGTTTGGCTAGGGAGTTGCCAACCTCCACGCCACGTAGCGCACGGCCCATCGACAGTGAGTCAAAGATAAAGCAGGGGCGTGCCCCGTACACCCATGAGAGGACGGCAATATCGAACTGTGCGTTGTGGGCAAGCACGGCGGTCTTCGTCCAATCGTACATGCCAAATATCTTGGGGAGTTCCTCGTGGGTGTACCACTGGATGGGCGTGCTGCTACCGTACTCATGGATGCATGCGCCGAACGCTTTGAACTTCTCATGCCTAATGTACTCCTCGGTGGTCATCTTGGAGAGGGTATAGTTGGTCTTGTCCCATCGGGTTTCAAAGTCGATGGTCAGGATGGTGTCGTATGGCTGGCTCAATGTATGTCCTTTGGTTGGTTGTTGCTGCCCAAGCTGTCGGCCAAGATATTGGCTGCATCTTTGCAAAGCGTTTGTGCTTCTAGCTCTGTGTTGTTCATTGACAGAATTGAAAGTTTGCCGTTGTTGTGGGTTAGCACCACGGCGCAGTTTGGGTCAGTGCCGTAGCACCGGGTCAGTATAAGTATGAGTTCTGCCAGATGTATTCTTTCTTCCGACGACAAGGTATCAAGACGCTCGTTCATCTCACTCTCCATGTCGAGCATTCGTTTGGCTAAGTTCATGTAATTGTCCTTTGTTTGATGTCTGTAATGATTCCCGGCAGTGTGTGCAGGGATGTCTCGTTGATAACCACAGCGCTACCTCCTGCCTTGTGGATGGCTATCAACTCTCGGTCTTGCAAGGCTGTTGTTTTTCCTTTGCCTGCCTTGCACTCAATTGCAAGGAAGCACCCGTTGATGCAGCACACGATGTCGGGTATCCCTGCGCGTCCGTATCCGTTGGCTGCTGGCATGAAGTAGTACACCTCATGGGCGTCCAACAGCTTCTTGATTGCCGTTTTAACTTTTGCTTCAGGCGTCATGGGAAGCCTCTTTTATTAACATGCGGTACGCTTCAAGGGCAGTTTTTTTATCCAGCGTCAATTGCTCAATCGTCTCTTGCTGCTGTTGCATCCTGACGCATGCGTCCAGCGCAAACTGATCTAGCGTTGCCCTGTCCCAAGTGCTGAATGTGGGTATGCCATTCATAGTAATGCCTCTGGTAGTTGTTTAAGTTTTTCTTTCTGCGCTGCTCGGTACATCTGCTCCAGCAGCTTGGGGTCTACCCTCGTGAACGGGTCGTAGAAGTTGATTGACTTTTTCTTCTGTTTGGAAGGTGTGGTCGTTGAAGCACTTGCGTTTTCTGATAACACTGTTGGTTTCCTTTCTTAGTCGTGAGTCTTTTACATCAGTCTGTGCGTTGCATATGGGGCATCTCAAGCGGTCTTCTCCTTGTTGTGTGTATATGCAAAATTTCTTTTAGCATGTGGTTACGTCCTTGCTCTTCGGCTCTCGCTTGCTCTTCGGCGCGCGCCCGTTCTTTTTCCCACTGCGTTTGTTTTGACTTCATCTCCGCTTTCTTCTCTGCGGTTGTTACGTAGTACCCAGCCAACTCTGCAAGTTTGTCTGAACGTAGCGGGTTCTTCATATAGCGTAGCGCCTTGGCTTCGATCTGCCTGATGCGTTCGCGTGTTACATCAAACGTCCTACCAACTTCTTCCAATGTGTAGTCTTGTGTCAGGCCAATCCCAAACCGCATTTGTAAAACTTTTATTGCTCTCGGGGTCAAAGTTTCCAACACCTCTTGAACCCCAGCAATCAATTCTTTCTTGTACAACTCTTCTATGGGATCAACATGTTCTCCCTCCATCATGGGTATGCACGGCAACTCCGGTATATCCTCATCACGTAGGTAGCCGTAGTTGTAGTACGCACTGAGCAGTTCCTTACTTGCATTTACAAAAGTGCCATAGGGTATGGTGTGCCCGGTCAGCGTCCTGCCGTATGGCCGCTTCATCCGTTCTTCTCCTTCAGGGCGGCTTCAACAAGTCTAAAAATCTCCATGATGATATGTCCGTCATCGTCCTCAGTGCACCCCGCTGCCTTCGCAAGGTTCTTTTTTTCTTCATCCGTCAGCCCTACCCACGGCTTCCGGTAGACCTGTGTGTCATCGTCCTCATCTGGCTCCAACATCTTTCTGTATATCGCCCTAGCAGTAGGTGTATCAGGCATGTTGTTGTCTTTTAATAGCTTGCCGATTACGTCACGCTGTGACACTCGCTTAATCATATTTTCTTCTCCTTCCAAAAATCGTACCAAAATAATTCTTTCATCCACAAGGGAATCTGCGTGTAAAACGCATTGAACCTGTCGCCGTACTTGCGGTGGTGTTTTACATAGGCGTCTTCCAATGTGCTTATCGGCGGCGGTGGAATGTAGGTCTTGTAAAACTCTAAGTAGTCAATGGGTTGAGTCATGTGTTCTTCTCCTTCAGTTTGGCTTCTGCCCACCAGACTGCTGATTGCCAAGCCTGTTCAGTTACCCAAGACTCTTTGTTACCTTGTTCAATCTCTTCATCCGTCAGCCCCTGCCAAGTTCTTAGCGCAGGGACAAACCACGGGCCTCTTGACCATTGCACTGTTTTGAAGCGTGGGCGTAGGCCGTCTGCATTAACCCAATCTTTGCCGTCCCAGTACAGCAGGATGCTCCTACCATCGGCGTTGGTTGTGTAGAGTCCTGTCTTTGTTGGGTTCATGTGTTCTTCTCCTTAATCATCTTCGCAACATCATCCACAGTGAGTCCAAGCGCCTCTAAATCTGCGGGTCTAAAAATAAAATGGGTTGGTGTCAATTTGATCGTTTCTCCCATCTCATCTATGTGTTTGCGAATTTCTATGAGCGCGGCTTCCAAACTAGCTTCTGTTAGATCAGTCACGTGTTCTTCTCCTCTCTTGCGTCAATACAAAACGCATCATAGCTAACCTCATGCAAACGAAAACTAAGCGCCTGTGCAAACCTATGACCAATGTCATTCGGCTTCTCAAGATAAACAGGTATCTTGCATATCTGCCACAAGCTCAAAACTTCATCTTCGTTTAAATCAACCCAGCGTTGTTTTTTACTGGCACAGATTTTGTGCAGCATTACTATTTCTTTGTTGGCTTGTTTAAGTTTTACCTCAAGGCAGTCCACGCATCTGCAATACCATTCATGTTTATCTTGTGTCATTTGTTCTCCTTTACATGCACACCGCACTTGGTGCACTTGCCATCAACAATGTCATGCGCCTTACCCTCATGGCACTCATGCGCCCCGAACAGCCTAGCCAGCCCCGGCGCGTACTCACCACCAATGCGGTACAACTTTGGGAAGGCGGGGTGGAAGTATTCAATCATGTGTTGCGCTCCTTCAAAAGGGCTTCGGCCCACAGTGCGCCACCACCAAAAGTCCCATTTGTCCAGACTGCGGTCTGCTTATCCTCATCCGTCAGCCCTTGCCATTCACGCTTGGGCGGCAGGGACGACAATGCCAGCACATCATGCACTTGTCTAAGCACGGCGCACAGACTGTTGTTGGTCTCAACCCATTTGTGTTCTTGCGGTGTCATGTGTTGCGCTCCTTCAAAAGGGCTTCCAAGTCTCGGGCGCTGCCGAGTATCTGATACGGATTGACATCAGACTCTGGTTTTCCAATCCGAGGGTCTGCGCTCAAAATCTCCTCATCCGTCAGCCCTACCCACGGGCGCTGGGCTGCGGGTTGTTGAACATCGTCAATCTCTCCGCAGCTATCACACAGCCATGTATAGCAACCTTTTTTGCTGTGACAAAAACGACACGCCACAGGCTTCGGCTCCTGCCTTGGCTGTTTCAGTGTGGTGCGTAGGGCGGTGAGGGCTTTGGCAACTTTATCTTCGTCGTATGTTTGTTCCATTCCAAAATCATCCTCGCTGTGCCACTCGTCTTCTCTACAGGTTTCCAACGCCTCCAACGCCTGCTGCGCGGCTTGTCTTAAGTCAGTCATTGGTCTTCTCCTTAATGTTGTGGGCGGCTTCGATGGCTCGGGCAAGTTGACGCCACCACGTCACGAGGTCAACAGTCCCATTGTTATTTGCCAACGCATCAATCTCCTCATCCGTCAGCGGCTTGCGCTGTGCTGCGGGTGGGGTGGTGTAGAGCGGAAACCACTTGCCCTCTAGCTTGCCGGTAGGGTCTTTGTTCCCAGAAACAAAATCCCAATCATCTGCCTCTGGCATTGTTGTCCACGCCACCGGCTCCTGCACTGGCAGGGGTGGCTTTAAATTGTGGGCAGCAAGGCGAACTAGCTCTCTAGCCTCGTCTTGTTTATGTGAGTTTCCGCCGTCTTGCCACGGCAAGTATCCCGGCTGGCTGTGCCACGTTTCGTAAAGCGCTTTCGCTGCTGCCTCGTTAGCTGCATCTTCGGTGTTTTGTACTTTCGCTTCTGGCTGCACTGGCTGTGCCAAGGCTTCTTTGATGGCAGTGATGGCTTGTTTTGCATTGTCTTCAACTCTGTAATATTTCCACGCAGCTTGTGGCGGGTCGGACATCAACATGATGCCGTGGTATCTAACAGCGTTTTCCAGCGCCTCTAGCGCCTGCTGCATTACTTCTCTTGTCATTGCATTACCTCCCGTGTTACTTTCACGCACTTGTCTTTGACCCACTCCATCTTTACAGACTCGCAAGCCTTTTCGGCGCCAACGTAGTTGCCGATGGTGTACGCAAACCCGTTAAGCATTGCAATAACAAACAAAACAACAAGTAATTCTGGCATATCAGTCATTTCATACTCCTTCCAATTTCAGCGGCAGCGTGTAGTAAGCGGCTCATAATTTCCCCACTGTGTATCCAGCTATAAACCAAGTTACTGCCACGACCACGGGGTGTGTAAGACAACGCCCTGTAAACCACCACTCAATAAATTTGTCAAATTTCATGTGTTTCCTCTTGCTCTGATAGCAGCAGCAAAATGCACTCGTGATGGGTAGCTGACATGGTTTTCACACAGCCGCGCACAAGCCTCACGCTCATGCCCAGCTACAAGTTTGACAAAGGCCAAGAGTTCTGGGTATTCCGAGTTTTCAAACCAGCCATCGCGGTACTCACTGGCGTGTTCGTCGAGAACTTTTGCAAGCCCAGATTCCTGCGCCAGCTTGATCAGCGCCAGCTTAATGAGTTCATCTTGCGTCATGCTTGGCTCCTTGCTCTGATAGCAGCGGCGTATTGCTCATCGCCATATTCCCCCTGTGCTTCACACAGCCGCGCACAAGCCTCACGCTCGGCTGATGCGACAAGGTCGGCAAAGGTTTCAACGTGATGCAAAAACCTATCACTGTCCTTGCCCATGCCGTAGTATGAAATCCCGGATGCGTCTGCCATCTTGATGATGTCGTCTTGTGTCATGCTTGCTCTCCTCTTGCTCTGATGGCTTCGCCGTATTGCCAGCCAGCTAATCCGTCAACCAACCCATCATCCAAACCGTCACACAACTCCGCGCAAGACTCACGTTCGGCAGCGGCGACAAGGTTGGCAAAGGCGAGGAGGTCGTCATGTCCCGAATTATTGCCGTCGACAATTAACCCCGCCTCCCGCGCCATGCGATTGATGTCGTCTTGTGTCATTTCAATATCTCCCGTTCCAGCACTGCAACCGCAGCGTCAATCTGCTCAAACAAATAGTTAGGTAATTGCGCTTTGTTGACGGACATTGCGCTCTCTATCGCCGACAACAGCTTGAGTAGGGCCAGTAGTTCTTGCTTAGTCATTTCTTCCCCTCAATTAAGTCGATCAGATCAAAATACACAATCTCCATGCCGTAGCCTATGTCCCTGTCTGATGGGCTACCTACGTAACGCTTAACGATGCGTTCCTTGAGACTGTCCAAGAAGGTTCTCAGTTGTGGCAGGGCGAACTCACTTGCGTACCCCTGCGTGTCGTCATCGTCCCACTTTGCTTCGAACGCAATCCTTATAGCATCGTCCACTTTGCGCTGGAACGCTGCTTGGCGCTGGGCCTCTGCTTCGATGCGTTTGAATTCGTCTTCTTCATTGTTCATAGCATGGCCCAATACATAAGTCCAACCACCGCGCCCAGAAAGACAGTAGTCATCAAGAATAAAACAGCGATAGTCACGTAGTACATGAACTCATCAATGCCGCCATAGTCGCCATCGTCATACATGGTATGTCTCCCTTGATTTGGTTACTCGGTCGTACGCCCGTATCAGGCTACGGTTGCGGTCGGGGTTGCTCATAGGCAGTTGTGTCTTGGCGAACAAGTTTGCATTGGCCTCGGCCTCTTCAAACGAATGAGGGAGCCACACTGACTCGGGCTTTCTCGCCCGTGACTCAATCGCTTGCTGCACCAGCAGGTTGCTGACAAGCAGCACCGTCTCTGGGGTGTCACTCATACACACTCCTTGTGGTTGTTGATGTGTTGCTCTAGCCGTTTGATGCGGGTGTCGTTGTAGCGCACGACACTCACTGCATAGTCCACCGCTGTCTCTGCCTCTAGCTTGCACAAGTGTGCGACAGCCAACTCCTTGGCAACCATCTCCAGCGGTGTGGGTTTGCGTAAATAGTTCTTGATAAATGTAAGCATTGCTTCTCCTGTTATGGGGGCCGAAGCCCCCGGTTAATCACACAGCTAACACAGCGTCCAGTGCACGCTGCTTGAGGTCAGCACCCGGCCCCCACTGTGCGGACACAAAGCGGTTCTCTTGGCTACGTGCCCGTGAGAACCAATCGGCATACTCAGTCACGGCGTTGATGTAGCCCCACGCTGTGCCCTGCACACCCTCAAGACCAGACCCCTTGGCCTCGCCTTGGAACAGGTCGAGTATCTTGTTGTACCCTGCTGTCGCCTGCACTTTCTCTCCACCACCTAGTATGAAGGCGGTTAGCTGCTCTGCCTCCTCAAGGACGACAGGCTTGTTAGCCAGCCGCACCACCTGATGCTTGAACGCTGCCCATGCAGCCTCGTTGAGTCCCATGAAGTCCTTCACTGCTGCCGGGTCGAACACTGACTTGTGCGTGACTCGCACAGATGCATGAGCATCTGCCATCGCCATAGCCAGCGTGTTGGAGCACACAGTGCGTACAGTTGTGCGCCTCACCTCGGTTGCCAGTGAGCCATCGGCGCTGGTGCTGATGAGCAGGAACCCGCTGATCTTGTCTTTAATACTGGTCGGACTTGCCTCGCCTATCTTGGCTGTGGCCCAGAAGCGCTTGCCTCCGTAGATCGTCCCTGCCGCAGACAACTCCAGACCCCCGGCCTTGGCGATGTCCCGGAAGAACTCAATCACCTCACTGGGCTGCACCACTTGGTACTTCTTGGACACCAGCCCAAGTGCTTCGTGGTTGTCAGAGCGGAACAGCACATGCTGCTCGGGCATCTTCATCAGTACCTCCTCAGTGCGGCTCGTGTTGAACCGCACCTCAGAGCGCTGGATGCGCCAGTCCATGCCTGCCTGCTTGCGCCACTCTTCAATGCTTGCCCCCACGGGCATCGGCTGACCAAGGCCGTGCCAAGGCAGGCCGTCTTGTTCAAGATAGGCAAACTCGACTTGCCCTTGCTGATTGGTTGTTAGTTCGTGTGCCATATAAATCCTTAGTTAAAAACTTTCTTGAGTTCATCGTACAAAAGACGCGCCTCAACCACGTTGAGGGACATCAGTAGGCTGCTTGCCGTAGCAGGTTGTTGCTCCTTTGCAGGGGCGGGGGCCGAAGGCTTTGCCTTTGCCTTGGGCTTCTGTGCCGTTGCGTACTTGGCATACGCTCTTTTCAACGGCAGGTACTCGTCAACAAGGGCGTAGAACCCGAAGTCTTGCTTGGTGCACAACCCGTTCTTGACCATCTGCGCCAAGAGGGATGTTACCGAAGTGGGTTTTTGTTTGGGCAGCATCGCCACGACTTGCAGCGCTGTTATCCCGGGGTTCTTCTTGACGCACTCAAACGTCTCACGAGTGACGTTATTTGTCACCGGGAAGAGTGACGGTGATGCATCCGCAGCGGGGGCAGTGGTGGTGACCGCTTCGCTTCCAGCGGAGGGCTCCCATTGTTTAAGAACCTCAGTCCATGCTGGCTTATTGTTACTCATTGCTTCTCCAAAATTGTTAGGGGGAGAACCGTTCTCCACCTGTTATGTGTTTATCGTATCCGATGTCTAAACGGTTTGTCAAGCCTTGGACAAACTTATTTTCCTTTCTTGAAAGGCCGGGGTCTCCCCCGGCATGGTGTCAAACGGCTGTTACGCTGGGCTGGGTGCTCACGCATCGCTCCCAGTTGAGGTAGTAACAGATCACATCCGCCACTGTGGCAGCGGAGGACGCAGAGTGTGCTATGTAGGTCAGCAGCCCCGTCATGTCCTGCTCCAGCAGCATGTCGTACACCGCCGTCTCGTGTGCGCTGATCTCGTCCCGATACGCATCCGAGGTGGGGCTTGGGATGAAGTTCTTGCACAGCAGGTGTATGGCCGTGCTGGGGAACGCCTCTAGCAAGTGACACAGACCCGGCGCATCGCATGACTCAAGGTGCGCGGTGATCTCATCCACAGTGACAAGCGGCTTCGATGGCGCTATGGGCTTGGGTGCGTGGAAGCTGCGGCTGTAGTACCCGTAGTCTTCCTCGTCTGTGTCTGTCACGTTCCATGACCCGAGGTAGCGTGGGGATGTATGGCGTGATCGGTACGTGGGTATCAGCAGCGCGGGGTTCCATGCGTAGGTGTTGCTGAACCACATGCCATCGTGCTCAATGCCTGAGTCCTTGTTGACATGGCTGATGCGCCCCTCGCCATTCATAAACACAAACCGATTGTCCCCAATGAACTCAGCGATCATGGCAAGGAACCCATCAACGAACACCAGTTCCGGGGCCATGTGCACCGACTCCGACAGGTAGTCCTTGATGAAGTGCCATGTGTCTGACTTGTCCTTGTCAGCCTCATTGCCTGTGTGCAGCACGCCGTTGTGCATCATGGCAACGTAGCCCGGTATGACATCGTACGGGTGACAGTTATGCAAGTCTGTCTTGCCATGTGTCGCCCAGCGGAAGTGGATTGCCATCTCACGGGCGTCCTTGGGTATCTTGTTGATGATGGCGCGTGCATCCGCCGCTGACTTGGGCAACACCTTGACGGTCTTGAGTCCCTTGGCGGTGCTGTACATCAGCCCAATCCCGTCAGGGTTGGATGTGTAGATGGTGTCGAGTAACCCGGCTGTGTTGAGCAGGGTGTTGCGAATCTTGGCAGACTTGCCAGTAATGATGAGACACATGATTGATATCCTTATTCAGTTGTTGCGAGTGCGGGGGACTGGGGAACCTGCTTGGGGCGGCGTGTGCCGTACCAATCGGACAGGTGCGGGTATGCGTTGTTGGTCGTCTTGAGCCATGCCACGAACTCTGTACCGTTGAGTTCGCGGAAACTCGCACTGCGACAGAAGTGCACACTGGCATGGGTGAACTCTATCTGTGCAAGCAAGCGCTCCTTCTTGAGTGTGGCCCGGAAGATGCGTAGCTCTATCGTGTTGTACTTGCCATCTGTGTACGTACTCTTGAACCCCAAGCGCTGGGACTCGGCATACGCCAAGTTGTTCAGGTTCACCATGTAGTAGCGCTGTGCCGTCTTGCCAAGGATGGCCTGCTTGGGGTTCTCCAAGATGCCCTGCTCTTCATTGGCACAGTACTCCCGTGCTTGGCTGTCCTTGAGCGGATGCCTGCCTGCTATATTGCGGATGAAGTCGGCGTTGTTGTTGGAGTTGATGAATATGAGGAACTTGCCAAGGGTCAACTCAGTGAAGGCACGGGAGTCGATGTGCACATGCGTGCCGCACTTCTCCACATCCCAAGCACGATAGGCTTTGTTGACATCCCATGCTTTGAAGCGTGTGATGTGCTCCTTCAGACCACGGGGGGCAGTCACTACCTCAAAGCCATTGACCCCGCTGATGCTGCCATCGTCCTTAATGATGCAGTAGTCATGCCCAAGCTGGTTCCGCACATCCTCAATGGCATCGTACCTAGACGCACGCCCCGGGGCCATCTCCAACTCAATGCCCAGCGTGAAGTCCCCATACTTGGAACTGTGGATGCTCTCATCGGCAGCGGTGTGCTTCAAGACGCATGTAGAGTAGCTCATAGAGCGCCCGTTGTCAGGATCTTCCTCTTCTTCCTCCTCATCCCGCTCTTCTTCGTAGGTGTACCAATTGTCATCACTGTGGCGGTAGGCACGATCCTCAAAGTAGTACTCCTCTGCGTCCTCGCAGTACACCGCCTGATTGCTGCGGCAGTCAATGCACATGGTGCTGGAGTTCCTTGAGGTGCGGTGCACATCTGTCATGTCATCGGGCCGGGTGATGTGCCCACAGTCTGCCAAGACCAAGCGGTCGGCAACGAGATGGCTTATCTTGTGGAACACCCGGTCGATCAGGTCGTCCCCTTCGTTCTCCACGATGAACTCGACTAGCGCATCCTCATCACCTTGGATGGCCGCTTTGACATGCGCGTCGAGTTCACGACACATCTCCTTCAGTGCCTTGAACCGATAGACACCCATGTTGTTCAGTTGGTAGCGGCCCCCACGACAGTGCGCTGTGGGGGAGCGGTAGTCGTCCCTGTCTGCCCAACGGCGGGAGAGCGAACGCATACGCCGTGCTGCGGGTGCGCTGAGTTCGTTCACCATGTTGTTGAGCATCCGCCCGTAGACATCCCCGCTGCGTGCCTTCAGTATGCCCACCTGCGCTGGTGTGAACGCCGGGGTGGAGAACGCAGGCTCTGGCATGTAGTGCCTGATCTCACTGTAGCGCCCGTCCAGCGTGCCCGTGACCTGCACCAGCGTGCTGGCGTCCACGATCTGTGCCTTGAGCACAGTTCCACAATCACTAAGATAGATTTTCATTTTGTTTCCTTGATATAACTAACACACCGATGGAACCGCATCGGCAACGGGTTCTTACTTCAACTCCTCTGGTATCTCGACTTCATCGCCCAATTTGCTGGCAACGTAGCACCGCATGGCTGCGATGAGTGGGGTCTCTGCCCATTCAGTCAACCATTGCCCTGCCCCTGTCTGTATCTTGGCCTCCCAGTCGTACCCCTCAGACCATAAGCAGATACCCTCACGCTCAATGATCGGCCCACCGTGCGCCCAGTTGGTCGATGGGCTCACGGGTTCACTGTATGCGCCGATGTCCCCACGAAACCCCCGCACCGTGCCGTTGAGCAGGGCAGGTATGCACTTGAACGCCGCAGGGATAGCGCACTCGCACTTCATGACTGCCCAATCAAGGGCGATGCCTGTTAGTTCTGATGTTTTCATTTCCAACCCTTCGAAATTTCAACGTCATCGCCCAACATCGCAACACCCACGGCCCAAGGTACGTGGTGATCTCGTTGCCAATCATGCGTGTTGCCATCATCGTTCTTCAGGCTGATCGTGTAGTAGCACGTGCGCCTGTCCGTGTTGAACGTCAGCCGTATGTCCACGCTCGTGTTGCCCTTGTCGGGCATCGCGTACAACTCCTTGTTGAAGTCAACATACCCGCAGTCGTCTTCGTCATTGACATTTATCCATTTACTCATTTCAGTTCTCCTATCATGGTTGGTATCTGCCCAGCGATATCAGGCGTGATGAGGAAGGGCAGATCGAAGTCGGTCATGCCCTCCATGAACTCTCTGGCTTTCTTGCGTGATGTGAACGCAGCCACGAACCGGCCAGCGTAGTACACCTTGTATGTCCAGCGTTTTGTTTTCATTTAATATTGTCCTTAATCCAAGTCACCAGCATGTGTGCGTCAAGCACAGCGTCTTTAACTTCCTCGATATGCTCTGGCGAGTAGTCTTGCGGATTGAGCAAGTAGCGCTCCAGATAAGCCCCTGCTGCGATCAGCCGTGCATGCACGCTGTCCAGCGCTTCGTTTACGTTTTTTGGTTTCATTTTCCTTGCTCCTTGATTACGGTTCTCTCTCGCCCCAGATGCACAGCCAAGGCTAGCGCTGTGTTCTCCACAAGGGCTTCGAACGCAGCAGGGGGCATGTGCCCCCCGTTGTTGGTCAGGGTGCACACCACTGTGAACGTCCCGTCTTCTTTGAATCTGCCAATTGATACTGTCTTCATCTCACTCTCCTTTTAAAAACAAGATTCGGCGTACACAACTCGCCCTTTTCTCATGTGTTCGATAATTTGCTCTGCCGTGGATGGGCTAATGGCAGGAGCCAATGTTCCTTCAAAAGTCTGAAGGAACAGGCGTAGGTCGCGCTTGTACAAGCGCACCGTTGTGTCGTTGAACTCGTCCTGCGTCCCACCTCGCTCGGCATAGAGTGCAGCAAGCAAGGCGTGCAAGTCCCAGTTGTTGCGCTCGTAGGCAACTTGCTGCCATCGGGGGTGCGTGTCGTAGCGTGAGCCAAGCCGCGCATCTGTGGCTTTCACAGCCACTGCCCGAGGCACGCTCAATATCTGAATGTCTAGTCCCATGTCACTCTCCTAGGTTATGGGGGGTTTCCCCCCCGTTGTTCAGCGGTCGTCCGCTTTCAGCAGAGGGAGAACCGTTCTCCCTCTGTTTGATACTGGTCGTTGCCGCCGCAAGGCTCTGCCATGCGTAGGGCAGGGCTGTGTTGCGGGGCCACTCTTGTAAGACCGCCAGCGCGTGTTGTATGGCTGCAACAGTAGCTGCTGTCTCCTCTGTGGGCGCAACGGCATGCTTGCGCTGTGCTGCACTCAGGAACCCCTGTGTCCGCAAGCCAAGGGCTACGTACAGCCTGCTGTAGAGCAGCGGGGGTATGGCGCGCTGGAAAGGTAGCTTGCGTTTCGCACGCTGTTTATAGGGTATGGCGTCGAACAGGACGCATACCCTCAGTTTGATGTGCTGCGGAACCCAATCAGACCAATGGGTTCCTGCATTGGGTATGTGTGCGCCTCGGCCCGACTCATTGCGTTCCTTGCACAGTTGGCGTGGGGTCAGGATACGGGTTGTGGCGTGATAGTTCAGCCGATGGAGCAGTTCCTCCAGCACAATGAGATAACTGTGCATTGCCTCACCCCTTGCTTCGCCACCGGCATACTTAAGGCCAGCCTTCACATTGTTGCGCTCATAACGCAACGGGAACAGCAGATTGCCCCACAGTTCCTTGTGAGTCCTCTTGGTTCCCTCATTGGAGCGCTTGAACGCACGCTGTTGGGCAGCACGCTCTTGTATGGCTTGCACCATAACAAGCGGAACCTTGCGCTTGGCAAGGTGGTTTGCTAACGCTTTTGGCGTTAGCGCTGCGTAAGATTCAACCATTTCAGCTCCTTTTTAGGGGGAGAACCGTTCTCCCGCTGCTTTTTGGGTGGGGGGTGGCCCAGTAAATGTCTAACGATGTCCCAGACTAAAGGTCTCATGTCAGGAGGTGGGCTACCTTCAAACCCTTGTGGCACAAGGGTTCGCGTGGTTCCTGTCCCAAGTATACACTCAAATATAAATAAACCATCGACCTTGTAATCTTATCTTAAACCAAACGCAAAAGAAAGAACGAATGGATAAAAGGAGATTGCTGTATATATAAAGTAAATCTATTTAATTATATATATAGGACACCACCTGCTGGAAACGCTTATAGAACAACAACTTAGGGGTAGCCCACTTCCTGTACCGCGCCCATTAGTCTTGGACATTGCAGGAAAAAGGTGGGCCACCCCCCTCTGGCGAGATTACTGCAAACCAGCATCCAAAAGTGCGGCCCTCATCACGCCCATAGGGCGGCGTTCGGAGCGTTGGGCCATGCCCTCGTTCTCTGCCCACTTGAAAAACGCGTCGTTGTCGTGGTGAAGGGTTGTTCTGCCGTCTGTGCTCACGGCATGGATGATCCAATACGACGGGTCATTACGCAATGGCTGCTTGCGGATGACTGTGTACTCAACACCCATGATGTTGGCCCGATACCAATGCTTAGTTCCTGATTTCATGATGCTCTCCAACGTGACACTCAGGGGGAGAACAGTTCTCCCCCTAACAGCGCACTACATAGCCCCCTGTCACAAGGCTATAGAGTGTTCAGTCCCAGACGAAGGCCAGCGTGAGGGTGCAACACCCCCATCCCAAGACTGCCAACCACAACCACATCCCCTCGGGGACAAGCTGACCCAAGGCTACGGCTACGCAAGCCGTACCTATGATTCCAAGTGCTACGTTCATTGATATCTCCTACAGTCAGGGCAAGATTGCCCCCACAACACACCCTTGCGGATGCGCTGTGAGAGTTGACTTAGAGGGAGAACCGTTCTCCCTCTGATTGGTGCGGCTTATGTCCAAGTCCCATTTACGCGCACCAATGAGTCAAAGGATGCGCGGTGGTCTGCCTTGGCGCGATGAAGTATGTCCAGCGCAGCACCTATGTTGTTGTCTGTTTCAGCTAGATCACACACTTTGTCGTAGTGTGCTTGGGCAGCTTCGATGTTTTGGATTGAGGCGGTGTAGTTCATGATGTATCTCCTAGAGTGTGGGGGTTAGAGGGAGAACTGTTCTCCCTCTGATTGATAGCGGCTTAGATAGCCGCAATGAAAGCCTTTTTCTGGGCAGCAGTCAGCGCCTTGTATGCCTTGAGGACTGCATCCACGGGGTCAACCTTGGCGCTCTTGCGTTCCCCCGCTTTGCGTGCTGCTGCACCAGATACCACGGCGCAAAGGTACTTGACCCTGCTATGTTCTGCTGAGTCTTTGGTGAATACCCATGTGCCCCGGTACTCATGCGGCATCACGCCTGCATCGTTGGTCTGTGACACCCATACCGTTGCAAAGACTTTTACATCCGCCCCGATAACACCGGAGGCAGCGAGGGTCTCCGCAAAGGTATTGCCCTCAATTGACTTGAACACATCAGATGCAGCAGCGTAAGCCACGGCATTAGTCTGGATGAACTGCGAGATTACTGTAGATTTGATTGACATGATGATTCCTGATTACATTGATGAACCAGAGGGAGAACTGTTCTCCCTCTATCAGCTGGAAGCCCCAACCGATGCCTCTATTGTACCATACAGGGCTTTTGCAGTAATCTCATGAACGTGGAAATGCAGTAATCTCAGACCCCACCATACCCCCAGCACCCCTTTGGGGCCAAGCAGCACCGCTCATACAACAACACTAATCCATAGCCATCTTTCCAATTTCTACAAAATCTTCACCAAATCGCCCACCCACCCCCCTTCCAAACAAAAGCCCCTACCCCACAAAAATTATAAAAAACCAACCCATACTATGTCTAATGTTAGACAAGTACCCATAAAAAAACCCCCCAGTGCGGGGGGTAAAGACAGGGTATGCCTATCAAGGAGAAGCAACGGAAACTACCGCTACTCAAAAAGAAGTGTACACTATTACGTACTGCCTATGTTTAACCACCTCATCAACGGGGAATACCACCCCGAAATAGAAAACACTCCCGCCGGGAGTGTGGTCACCCCTATTGCAAATCAAGCGGTCGCAGACATCATCGACGCCAAAGTTAAAACGGCAGATTGGTTAAAGCAGCTTGGCGCTATTCCAGACGAAGAGATTGAGACGGCTGCGGACTCGCAGGCGGTACGTGCGGCGTTTGCCACAATGGCTGCGGGAAGCCCACCCCAAAATACTAAGTTAGCGCTTACCAACATCAAGACACCTCAAGCGGTGCGGCATCTGGTGGGGATGTTGACTGCATACGATTGGGCTTTTGTAGAGCAGGCCAAAGAACTTCGCGGCTACGCCGTGTCACAGATACTTGAAGAAACCAAAAACCCGGACACCCGCTTCCGACTCAAAGCGCTGGAGATGTTGGGCAAGGTAACTGAGGTGGCGCTATTTACGGAACGTGTGGAGATTAAGAAAACCGACATGTCGGACAACGAGTTGGAGCAACGCATCAAAGAAAAGCTGAACAAGTTCATGCATGTGATCGACGTAGTGGATGTCCCAGTTAATGAACCTACAGACACTAACCAGCCTAAGTAAAGTGGAACTGGAAGCGCTCCAACGCGCTTTGCCGTCCATGTCCTTGCAGGACAAGATTGAGCTATTTGATGACTTGAGCATCCGTGAGCAACGCGCCAGACTGACCGCCGCCAAACTCAGCCCCTTGGGATTTGCCCAAGGTGTGTACCCCGGATTTAAGATCGGCCCCCACCACCGCAAGCTGGCAAAGATATTTACGGATGTGATTGAGGGCAACAAGAAAAGGGTGATCATTAACATAGCCCCCCGGCACGGAAAGTCTGAGTTCTCCTCATACCTGTTCCCTGCGTACTTTCTAGGCAAGTACCCAGAAAAGAAAATCATCATGGGCACGCACACTGCGTCCCTGTCCGAAGACTATGGCAGACGAGTGCGTAACTTGGTTGACTCGGAGGAGTATCATGAAATCTTTCCCAAGACCCTTATTGCCAGCGACCAAAAAGCCTCTGGCAAATGGTCAACTACCGCCGGGGGCCAGTACTACGCAGCAGGTGTTGGCGGAGCACTTGCGGGTCGCGGCGCTGACCTATTCGTTATTGATGACCCGCATTCGGAACAAGACATAAAGGTCAACAGCCGCTTGGCATTTGATACTGCATGGTCATGGTTCCAGACCGGGCCGCTACAACGACTGATGCCGGGGGGAGCCATTATTGTGGTGATGACCCGCTGGTCGCTGCTGGACTTGACCGGGCGGCTGCTTGACTACCAGACCAAAAACCCGGACTCCATGCCGTGGGATATTGTGGAGCTACCCGCCATCCTGCCTTCTGGTAAAGCACTGTGGCCTGAACAGTGGCCGCTTGAGTCGATGCTGCAGAAAAAAGCCAGTTTGGAGCCTCGGTACTGGAACGCCCAGTACATGCAGCAGCCCACATCGGACATGTCGGCTGTGGTCTCCCGTAAAGATTGGCGGGTCTGGCCCCATGACGATGCGCCCAAATGCGAGTACATCATACAGTCGTGGGACACCGCCTTTGAGACCAAGAACACCGCTGACTACAGCGCGTGCACAACATGGGGGATTTGGTACAACGACGAAGAAAACGGCTCCCCCCAACTCATACTGCTGGATGCGTTTAAAGACCGGATGGCCTTTCCGGAGTTGAAAGCGGTCGCGCTGAAACACTGGAAGGATTGGGAACCTGATAGTATTATTGTGGAAAAGAAAGCCGCCGGGTCACCCCTGATTCAAGAGCTTCGGGCAATGGGCATACCCGTGCAAGAGTTCACCCCCAGCCGGGGAAACGACAAGATGGTGCGGATGAACGCCGTAGCCGACCTATTCACTTCGGGTAAAGTATGGGCTCCAGACACCCGGTGGGCACGGGAAGTCATAGAAGAAATGGCAGCGTTCCCTGTGGGGGAGCATGACGACTACGTTGACACCACCACACAAGCGCTGCTGCGCTACCGCCAAGGTGGGTTTATCTCATTGGACTCCGATGAGAAAGAAGAGCCTAGAATATTTAGGCGCGGCAGACAAGCTGCATACTACTAAGGATACCGAATGGCAACCAGCAGCTTAGACTCGCGTACACAAGAGCAGCTTAGAGACGAGGGTGTTGACCCCAGCCGTTTAAAAGAACGCAAGATCCCAAGTAGGGAGCAGCCGTACACAAGCGCGGGTTTGCCATCTTTGCAGGTATTTGACACGCCTGCATTGCAAGGTACAAACACTGAAGCCTTTATGTTAGGCAGCAATCTTTATGCGGACTTTGACAAAAATCGCAGGCAGGCGCAGGCAGTATTTATGCGTCCAGACGCAAGGCCATACGCAATTGCTCACGAGCAGGAGCATTTGTTAGCGCGGCAAGGATTAGGCACACCCGCCGCGATTAACAGTAAATTTGATGAACTTGTAGGTAAAAAAAGTAGCTCCGTTCGGAACCGATTTGTTAAAGACGCCATAGGCGCTGCGGAACACCTCAAAACAAAGTACGGCATTGAGGACGCTTATTTTAGCCCCCAGATGTTAGAACAAGGCGGCACTGCGCTGTATGAGCAGTTAGCTTCGTTGGCTGGATACGAAGCAGCAAACAATGTAGACTTAACCAAAGACCCTGTTTTACGCAAAACGCTTTTCAAAGACAAAGAAGTGCGGGAGACGTACAACGCAATTACGGGGCTGCGCCAGACACGGCTGGATGCCCGAGACCTACCTCCTTATACTAGACAGTCTGAGCCTGCGGAACCGGGTGTGATAGACAAGCTAAGAAAAATGATTGGCTACGCTAATGGTGGCTACGTGGAAAACGCTGGCACGCATAAAATTATTTAAGAAAGCACTGACATGGCAACCAACATTGATAAAGCGTTGTACCAAGCCCCTATGGGTTTGGATGACATGGGTGAGGAAGCAATTGAGATAGAGATTGTTGACCCGGAGTCAGTGAAGATTGGCATAGACGGCATGGAGATTGAGATTGATCCAGATGCTATGAGTGAAGAGGATTTCTCGGCAAACCTTGCAGAGGAGATGACTGAGGGGGCCATGCAGACCCTGAGTTCTGACCTGACCTCAGAAATTGACAACGACAAAGCTGGGCGCAAGGATTGGGAGAAAGCCTACACAGAGGGTTTGAAACTGTTGGGCCTACAGTATGAAGAGCGCACAGAGCCGTGGAACGGTGCTTGCGGTGTGTTCCACCCCATGATCACAGAGGCGGTTGTGCGCTTCCAAAGCGAGACCATCACCGAGACATTCCCCGCTGCTGGCCCGGTGAAGACCAAGATCATTGGTAAAGAGACCAAGGAGAAGAAGGAGTCGGCGGTCAGGGTTCGGGAGGACATGAACTATCAACTGACCGAGAAGATGGTTGAGTTCCGGGCAGAGCATGAGCGGATGCTGTGGAGCCTACCGGCAACAGGCTCTGCGTTCAAGAAGGTGTACTACGACCCCAGCCTTGGCAGGCAGGTTTCAGTGTTTATACCAGCAGAAGACATCCTGTTGCCCTATGGGGCATCAGACATTCAGTCTTGCTATCGCGTCACCCATGTGATGCACAAGACCAAGAATGAGATATTAAAGCTGCAAGCCGCCGGGTTTTACCGGGAATGTGATATTGGTGATCCGACCAAAGAGACCACCGACATTGAGAAGGCCAAGGACAAAGAGACCGGGTTCAGCGATTTAAACGATGACCGGTTTACCTTGTATGAAATCCATGCAGACCTCGATTTAAAAGGATTTGAGGACACCGACAAAGACGGCGAAGAGACAGGGATCATGCTGCCGTATGTAGTCACCCTAATTAAGGGTACGGGCGAAGTTTTGGCAATCCGCCGCAACTGGGAAGAAGATGACGACCTCCGACTTAAACGACAACACTTCGTTCACTACCAATACATCCCGGGTTTTGGGGCTTACGGCTTCGGCCTTTTCCACCTCATTGGTGGGTTTGCGAAGTCGGCTACCAGCATTATGCGACAGCTTGTGGACGCAGGAACACTGTCCAACTTGCCGGGTGGTCTCAAGACCAGAGGACTCCGAATCAAGGGAGATGACACCCCCATTGCCCCCGGTGAATGGCGTGATGTAGATATTGGTTCTGGGGTCATGCGGGACAACATCCTGCCCCTGCCCTACAAGGAGCCAAGCCAAGTTCTCTACACCCTGCTGGGGAACATCGTTGAGGAAGGCCGTAGGTTTGCCGCCACCGCAGATTTAAAGATCAGCGACATGTCGGGGCAGTCGCCGGTAGGAACCACACTGGCGTTGCTGGAGCGCCAACTCAAGGTGATGACCGCAGTGCAGGCTAGGGTGCACGCTGCGTTTAAACAAGAACTGAAGCTGCTGGCCCGGATCATTGCAGACTACACCGACCCTGACTATTCGTACGAGCCAGAGGTGGGTGAGCGGAAAGCCAAGAAGGAAGACTACGACGATGTGGATGTGATCCCCGTTAGTGATCCGAATGCGGCTACCATGAGCCAGCGGGTTGTCCAGTACCAAGCTGTGATTCAGATGGCGCAGATGGCCCCTGATATTTATGACTTGCCTCAGTTGCACCGCAACATGCTGGAGGTCTTGGGAATTAAGAACGCAGAGAAATTGGTTCCCCTGCCAGATGACCAGAAACCAACAGACCCGGTGACGGAGAACATGATGATCATCAAGGGGGAGCCGGTCAAGGCGTTCTCCTATCAGGATCAGAAATCGCACATTGGCGTCCACATGGCGATGATGCAAGACCCGTCGATTACGCAGTTGATCGGCCAGAACCCCAAGGCTCCGCTTATTCAGTCCGCCATGATGGCGCACATTGCAGAGCATGTGGGGTTCCAGTACCGACAGCAGATTGAGCAGCAGCTAGGGATGCCGTTGCCACCTCAAGATGAGAAGCTGCCACCTGAAGTTGAGACCGCGCTGTCTGGGATGATGGCCCAAGCTGCTCAACAGGTCTTGCAACAGAACCAAGCCCAAGCGGCACAGCAGCAGGCCCAACAGAACCAGCAAGACCCGTTGATCCAAATGCAGCAGATGGAGCTTCAGATCAAGCAGCAGGAGTTGCAGCTTAAAGCCCAAGACTCCCAGATGAAGAACCAAATTGCCATGCAGCAGCTACAAGCTAAAAATCAACAAATGGCTCAACAAGCCGCTATGCAGGAGAAAAAACTGCTGGTAGACGCCACAACGCAGTCAGACAAACTAAAACTGGAGCAGCAGAAAGCCCAGTTGCAGAGCCAGCTTGCCGGGTTGAAAGTTGGGGCGCAGATACAGGACAGCAAAGCGAAACTGGCAGCGCAGCAACAAGAAGCTGGCGTCAAGATGGGTATTGATATTGCCAAGAGCAAATCACAAGACACGCAACAACCGAAAGCTCCGAAATGATCCAAGATTTTGTGCGGGTACTGCGCGAAAAGATTCGTACCGACATGAACAACTACGCCGATGACTTGGCGGGGGGTGCTTGTCGCAATTTTGAAGAGTACCAAAAACTCTGCGGGACTATTCAGGGTCTAGCTCTTGCAGAGCGCTATTTAATTGACCTTGCTGACAAAGCAGAAAGAGCCGATGAGTAATCTGATTCTTCCACCCGGCATTAGTTTGCCAAAAACTATCCGACCTAGGGAAAACCCTAGTGAAGATGCGTCTCAAGAAGAGAAAGCCACACAGTTGCCTGACCCCACAGGTTGGAAATTGCTGTGTGTCGTGCCTGATGTAGAGAAGACCTTTGAGAATTCCAGCATTGTCAAAGCTGATCCCTACATGCGGCAAGAGGAACACGCCACCACCGTGCTCTTTGTTGTAAAAATTGGCCCCGATGCGTACAAAGATCAGGTCAAGTTCCCCGGTGGTGCGTGGTGTAAGGCTGGAGATTTTGTTTTGGTACGTACCTATTCCGGTACGCGCTTCAAAATCTACGGCAAAGAGTTCCGTCTGCTTAATGACGACCAAGTAGACGCTGTTGTGCAAGACCCGCGAGGCTTAACTCGTGCTTGAGGAGTAAGAAATGACTGAAAAGTTTGAATTTCCTGATGAAATTGCAGCGAAAGCTGATGAAAGAGAGCTTGAGGTTGAAATTGAGGTTGTGGATGACACCCCAGCCCAAGACAGGGGCCGAGCAGCCCTTGACCGACCCGTTGAAGACCCTTCGGATGAGGAAATCAACTCATATTCGGACAAAGTAAAGGGTAGGATCAAGGAATTGACCCATGCCCGACACGATGAGCGCCGTGCCAAAGAGTCTACAATCCGCGAAAAGCAGGAGCTTGAGAATCTCGCCCAGCAACTGCTGACCGAAAACCGGCAACTGAAGGAATATGCCAACACCGGGGCTAAACAGTACGCAGAAACCGTAAAACATGCGGTGAGCGGTGAGCTTGAGACGGCAAGGCGTAACTACAAGGCGGCACAGGAGGCTTTTGATACTGATGCTATCATTGCGGCACAGGAAGCGCTGACAGATGCCAAGCTGAGAATGATTTCAGCAGAAAATTTTAAACCAGCCTCTTTACAAACGGCTTCAGATAGTGTACAAATACGGAAATCAGAACCTGTAGCAGTAGAACCTGATGACAAAACCTTGCGCTGGCAGGCAAAAAACCAGTGGTTTGGCGCTGCGGGGAATGAAGAACTAACCAGCTTTTCACTAGGGCTGCACCAAAAACTAGTGAATTCGGGGGTAGACCCCCGCTCGGATGAGTATTTTGAACGTATTGATGCCCGGATGCGGAGCACCTTCCCAGAATCATTTG